ATCCGCTTACTTCCCCGTGAAAAACTCTTTGTATATACTTCTGACCGTATACGCCTTGTGCTTCGGCGGCGGCCCCGCTTTGCGGCCTAACAGCCCATCCCATGCGTACATCAACCAGCGCGCCGTATCCTCCGCCCATATAGCGAACGGCATGAGAAGCACCCACAACGCCGCATACGGCAAGCATATTTGACCTAATATATTTCCGAATTTGCCTGTGTAATCCCACACGTTCAAGCCAAGCCATAAATTCAATATGCACCCGCTGACAAACTCAACCGCAAGCACAATCGCCGCGCCGATAATGGATTGTACAATGACCGGGGCGCGATAGAATACGGGGGCTTGATTCACAAGCCCCACGAGAACGCCGCATAACCCGCCCACAACAAGCATAGAAATATGCGTATGCCCGCGCCATACAATTTCAATGGCGAGATATACCACGCCAAGCGCAAGCCACAAAGTCATTACGCGCTTCATGCCGCACCACCGCCCGCCGCTGCGGCAAGAACCGCCGCCATGCTGTCCGCAAGGTCTTTCGGAAGCGGCGCGCCGTAAGTGATGCCGCTAAGCTGTTCCATGGTTGCACGCCTTATCCACGCGTTCAAATGGTTACAATATGTGCGGTGATAGAAAATGTATTCCGTTGCCGCTTTCGCAACCGCTGTAAATTCTGCCGCTGTGTAAATGCGGCATAACTCACCGTCCGCGTGATATACAACCGCTGTAGCGCCTTCCTTTACGGTTTGATACTGCGCCATCAGCTCCGTTTGGTCGTGTTTGGTCAAGCTGTAGTGCGCTCCGTTTACTTCTATCCCGGCGTAAATAACGGCGGTACATGCTGCGCCGATTTCCTTTTTCACCACGGCGCGCACCTGCTCTAAATCATTCCAATCGTTAGGCGGCGTAATGCCCTGCTCACGAAGCCGCTTGTCGCGGATACTCGTTTGTTGATGCTGTATCGCCATTATTCAAAAGCACCTCCTATAGATGAAATAAACCCGCCAACGTCGCCGATTTCCCGGCTTGCGATAACCTTTAGGTTAAACGCCGCGCCATTGGCGCAAATCTTGTTTGAAAACACATGGTTTGTATTGCCTAAAACGCTTGGCGTTATGTCCTCCCATACGGGTTCCGCGTCGTTCGCGTTGTTCGTCGCAAGGACTTGAAAAGCCGCGCCTTCCGGGATGCTCCGCGTAACGTTCATTACCATTTTTGTGATGGGCGCGTCGGCGGTCAGCGGCGCGGACAGTGTTATGCATAAAGCATACACGCCTTTTGTAAACGTTACTGTATATGCCGCGCTTTTCCCCTTAGATACTGCCGTTATCTGCATCACATGCTGCCCGTTTAACAATGCCATAAAGCGCATCCCGGAAACGTCAAAGGTGTTCAATTGTCCAAGCACGGCGGTATATGTGCGCATTACCGCGCCGTCTATTGATTCCGTGACAACCGTTTCTTGGCTGTCCTCCTGCGTAACAGTGTATTGCCATACAAAGCCCTGGTTCTTCAAGCCCATATCGCCGGAGGTTCCGCTTGCGATCGTTGGCGGCACGGTGTTATCTACCGCACGGGTCGTGCTTGTTTTCCACTCGGATACCTCATTGCCGGGGTCAACCGCCCGCACCCGGTATTGCACCGACGGCCAGCCCCGCGTAATGGTATCCGTGAACGTGAGCGCCGCCCCGGCGTATACCTGTGTGAAGGTTGCGCCGCCGTCGCTTGACCGCTGAAGCTGGTATGTCACGGCGTCGCCGTCCGGGTCTGTTGCTGCCGTCCATATGATTTCAAGCGGTTCGCCACCGACAGCGGTCGGCGGTACGGTAATTTTCGGCGGAACGTTCGGCGCGCGGTTGTTGGTGATTGTGCGTGTTGGGCTTGTTTGAAACGCGCTTGCCTCGCCCTCGGTATCGTATGCCCTAACGCGGTACGCCGCCGTGTTTGTGCCGAATGCCACGGTGTCGTTCGTTGTAAGCGCGTCGGCTTGAAATATCTGGCTCCATGCGCCGCCGTTAAGCTGCCGTTCAAGCTTGTATCCGGCAAGGTTCCCGTCCGGGTCGGTTGCCGCGCCCCATGATACGGGGAATTGAACGCCGCCGTTGATGGTGTCCGGGATTGTTATGCTTGGCGGTATGGTTGGGGGCTTATTTACCGCAACCGAACCATCATCAAGGACTAATAGGTGAGATTGAAGCGCGAAGGCAGGACGAGCGCCGAATACACCGCTAGAATTGCAAAAGTAGCCAGCGGAGCCGCCACTCTCGTTTACTACCCATGCGCTAGTGGTATCACTTTTAAACGGGGTACGTGTCCATTGAGGATATGCGATGGAACCCACGCTGATTCTGGCAATTCGTAGCGTACCACATATACTTAATGCTTCCCCTTCGTAATTGGCATCGTCTTTCGCCCACCCCAATTCCGCGAGAGACAATAAAAATACTTTACGGGAAAGCGTGCTTAATGTTTTGTTACCGTTGCCGGGGGTATACGGAATGCTGACCGTTGAAATCCATCCTTGAATATCAGAAGCAATCAACCCGTAGTATGTGCCGGTCAGCCAGCTGTCAATATCGCTGCTTGCGTAAGCATTCACAGTAGTTGCGTGCCACATTCTAAGGTCATAAATATATCTGCGCACCAGTAAGGTGCGCCCGTTCCCTGCGGTCGGGTAGCCATGTTTTGCAACATAAAAGTCTTGCAAAACGCCGTTTTCTTTGATTTTCACAAGGCTGCCCACCGATTTTGCGCTTAATGCTACTGCTGCCATAAAGTGCCTCCCCTCTTAAAACTCCACCCGCGCCATTGTCTGGTTCCATACGCCGGAAACAACAACCCCTGTTAAATCCTCAAATGTCACCATGAAGGGGTTTCCTGTGATGTTATACACGAGCATATCTTCCATGCGTTGGACTTTGCTTTTCAATTCAGCCAGAAGCACGCGGAGGTCTGTATGCGATTCTGCGCTGTTGTTGTGCGCGGCAAGAGATTCCCGTATGCCGTGCGCGTCCGTGTCGGCCATGTGGATATTCAACACGTCGCTGCCGCTCCGTGCCAAGATTTCAATGGCTTCCTGCAAGCTTTCCGCGCCAAGTCCGCTTATGCTGTCATTGTATGCGATTGCATCCGCTGTTGTTGTGCGGATGATGGTTGCCGTCACGTTGTCTGTCGTTCCGATTGCCGTTACAATGTCAATCGCCTTTTCAATGACGGCACTGCCGCCCATGGGCGTTATGCGCTCCGCGAAATCCCCGGCATTGCCGTAGCAATACAACACTTCGACCCCGTCCGCACCCTCCGCAAAAAGCGCAAGTTCACGGTAAAAAAATTCGGTTTGAATATCCGCGTTCGAAAACACACCGCCAATGATTACAGTTTCGTCGGCGTTTATTTTCATTTTTGTTATCGGTACGACAACAACAGCATGTACAACGTCCGTCATGTCGCGCGGTGATATGCCCTCCGGAAGATAACCGTCGCCCATGACAATACGTGTAAAATTCATACGCTCCCCTAAATAGCTTTTTGCAATCAAAAGCCGTCCGCTGTTTGTTATGGCGCTGTTTATGAATGTACTCACGGTTGCTCCCCTTTCGTGGTGGATTATGTTAAAATCAAATGTGTTTCCCGCGTAAATTCCCGGCTTGCAACGGCAACGCATAAGCTTGATTCACCTGTAAGCGTAATCAAAATTGTATCAAGCCATGAGCTTTTACGCTTTACAATGTTTAAAATGCGAAAAAAATCTTCCGCACGTTCATTCGTCAAGCTTGGATTGTCGCTTATAACCTTGAAGTGGTGCGGCTCCCCGCCGTACTCAAACCATTCACGCACCGCGCCGCCGCCGAAGTATGCCGTTACAACACTTTCCACGGCGTATTTCGTTCCCATGCGTTTATGAACGCGCACGCTGTCTTTGATGATGGCCCGCTTCACTTCAAGCGGGCTGTTGGGGTCGTACCAGTCAATATGAAGGTCGTACGCCAAAATATCAAGCACAGCTTCTTCCAATTCGTCTATACGCGGATAAATGATACTCAAACGGGCTAGGCGGATGTTTTCTTGCAGCTCCGCCGCGATAACCCGCCCAAGCGCAAGCATGTTCTTGTCATTCTTCAACGGTTCGGGAAGCGTGCGCGTGAAATCAACATCAAACACGGCGTTATTCATCTTCCACCCCTCCGTACACAATGTTTATATCACGGTATGCGGCAACCTCGTTATCGCTTACAACGGCATAAACAGGCGCGGCAAGCTCCACCCGCTTCACGCCCGCCGTTTTCAGCCGATACCGCAATTCATCGGGGTTTATATCACGCCCCATCCGCTCCGTTT